TGATATAGGCTGGCTTAATGAAGGGGCATCATTAATCCCTAATTTTTTGGATTAATAAGGTTATAAACTAGATTCTTTTTTTATTTTTTCTATTAAAGGAAAAAAATCTGGATCAACAACATCATTTAAGCCCATCTGCCATGCGCTAAAGTTCTCTGCAAACCACTCATGGCTATTTTTTTCACCATAAACGCTAGGTGCATTTGACCGTTGTGATTTTCTTCCTTTAGTTTTTTTCATCTCTTTTTCTACATCTGGCGCATCTTTCATTTTCCAACCGTCATCATAAAAATACTTAGTTCCTGCGTATCTAGCTTTTGTTCTTACTTTGTGCATTTGATGAACGTGATGTCCAAATTCATGGTAAATCATCGCTTTTATTCTATCAGTGCCATTTGAAAAATATTCAATTGTGTTACGCGGCTTCATATTTTTGGCTTGACCTTGCTTCCAATTTGAAGTCTGCCCTCTGCGGTTGTACCAGCGTGTACTGTGTACAGTGCTAAATCCTAACACCCCATCACCCATACTTGCTGACGCTTTCTGTCTACCGGTGGTGCTTATGCCTCGTAGTGGCGGCAATCCAAAAGACTGTGAGAGGGCGTTAAGCTCTGGTAGTGTGTCTTCTACAACACTAAAAACTGCGGTCACATCTTCCTGTTTTAATCTATTTTTGCGTATATATGATGGGCTAGCTTCTATAGTTACTTCGCCGTACTGTTTGATGCGTTCCGCTGTCTTAAATCTGTGCTGATCATGTCCGATTTTGTCCCATTGTTCATGCTTGTAGTTTTCATCTACTTGTTTTCTAAGGTTTTTTCTTATTTTGTTTACAGTAACGCCAGCCGCTAATTTTGATAACGTATCATTATGAGTTGTTTTGTTAAGTAAAAGCCCACTCTCAGAAACTTGCACGCCACCTATTGTGGTGTCTGATAATGGTTTAACTTGCGCTGGACTGTCATCTACTACTGCATCTGGATCATCAACATAAACTATCACGCACCTACAGTTGACATTATTCCTAGCACCGCCACGCGGATCTCCAGCGTGCTTCATTGGAGCACCGCCAACAATAAAGTCCTCGTCCATAGCTACTGTCTGACCATTTGCCGCGCTGTGGATAGATCGTGTTCTGCCATCCGATGTAGCTACCCACCTTTTGTTCAAACCGATACCTAGCTGATCTCCAAGTGTTTGATGATACTGGTGGTTTGCGGTACTTGCCGCGTTATGTGTCTCAGTTCTAGCTATTGTATTTGCTCTTCGCCTACCGATAGATGGAAACTCTTTGTTGATGAACTCGCCCATTTGCTTGGGTGTAAGCCCATATTCTCGCCCTTCTGTCAAAATATTATCAATATCTTTAGAGGTACGTTCGCTGATGTTGGTGATTAAGCTCTCCCGACTTCTAACGTGAAGCAAGACTAAATCTTCTATATCTTGGTTTATCCCGAAAACATTAGCCTCAAGACCCTTGATACTGTTGCCATAACGAGATTCATTTTGCTCATAGATGGACTGATAGATTCGTCTGTAGTGCGCGGTCAATACTGGTCGTAGTTCTTGCTGAAACTCCCGACTTGCTAATTGCCTATTAAACGTGCCATTCACAGATATGTCTTTGGCTTGCTTGCGCCCAAACTTTAGCATCAGACTAGTGATCCGCTTAAAGCCTGTTTTTTCTAAGTTGTTACGTAACCTAGACTGACTTCTTGCTTCTTTGCGAACATTGACCCGACCTAATCTAAATCCGCGTAACTTCTTTAGCTGGCGAGTTAAGTGCTTACTCATACTTTATTCTTTTGTGCTAAGTGGGTGTCCTTTTGGGAATACGTCAGTATCATGCCGACCGCCACGAAATCTACCTGACGCTAACGCTCTTAAGAACGAATTTACTCTAGCAATTGCCCACTGCTCTGGACTGCTAACAGTAGGTCTAACGCTGGCTGGATTAGTTCTATACGCACCAACACCACGATTATAAACCTTCTCTAACATACCTAAAGTCACGCGCTTAGTCTTAGTGTTACCATAATCTTCATTATGATCTTCTACTTTCTTTTCTAATGCCTTGCGTGCTTTGCCAGTAAGCTCTTTTTGTTCGCTGTCATACTGTTGGTCTTGCTTTTCTAGCTCACGTTCTATCTCATTGCGTTTTTTAGTTGACCAAGAAAAACCTGAATCACCACCCCATAACGCCCAAGCAATACGCCCTGCGCTGGGGTAACCGTCATCACCACGGTTAAATCCTTGTCCTTGCTTATCTACTTCATGACGACTAAAGAAAGAGTACATACGTCTTACAGTGCTTACACTCAAATTTTCTCGGTTAGTAAGTTGATTTGCCCGAGCGACACCTACCGCAGTACCGCCCCTTTTAAACTTTTTTCGCCAATCTAAACCCCGCTGGGCTTCTGCCGCCATGCTTACTGTTGGTTTAAAGTCTATATCAGATAGTGCTTTGACATCTTCTCCAGTTGCTTCAATGTATGCCTCATGTGTCTCGCATGGCATATAAATAATGTTGCCATCTTCATCATGGCTGTGCGTGCCGACACAACCAATTTCATCAGCCCTTTCTTGCGCTTCTTCTTCAGTAGTAAATACATCTTTTCTTATCTCTGCCTTCTCATCATCTTCTATATCTTCGTAAGCCTCTACCTCTGCCTCTGCTACTGGGTCATCTGGCTCGCTGGTAGGATCTCCCGAAAGTGGGAATAAGTTGCTACCAATGTATATATCATCGCCGCCATTGATAGGGTTCAGCCCAATAATTTCGCGTGCTTCGTTTCTGGTCATAATTCCAGCAGTCACCGCACTTGCAACATTTTCATAGGTCTTGCGCTTGCGCTCTGCTAGGGCTGGTATGCCTTCTGTGTCATAACAAAACTCTAACTGCTCGCCAAACTGCGGTATCAGCCACTCATTAAGGTCGCTTTGGATTAGTTTAAGATGTGGAATTATGGTTTCTTCATACAGTGCTAACCTAGCCTCTGCAATATTGCTGTAAGTTTGGCTATCTGGAACACCGACTAATTGACTAGGAACACCGAAACAAAGGGCTATGTCGGTCGCTGACATATGCTTCATGTTTAAGAAGTCCATGTCTTTAGGCGACATACCCATCTCACGCCAATCAAAATCACCTTCTAACAACATTGGTCTACCTGCGTTGCCAGTACCAGTAAAGCGATTATTGAGGTCTGTAAGTAGCTGTTGTCGTTGACTCTCGCTAAGATTAACAGCAAAACCACCATCATCTTTTGGCTTAAATATCACTGCACCGCTAGGTCTTGCTCCATTTTCTAGTAGATTGATGTTATGGGTACTGGCTAAGTTGTGTTGATCTACTTCTACCGCCGCCGCGCTAAGTGGGCTACAACCATAGTAGTCATCTAACGGATTCCATAACTTAATATGCTTCAAGTCACTAAATCCAGTTTCTTGATCAACAAAGTAGGTGTCTTGCACCCTGCCGTTAATCATGTACTCATAACGATCTGGTATCGCGTTTTTACCCGCTTTAATCTCAACTCGGTCTGGTCTAAGTAAATGTAGCTCTCGCGGTTGTTGACCATTGCCAACCTTTAAGATGTAAGCATTCCCGCCTAACAACAAATACCCAAATAACGCATTAAAAAACTCAGAGTTACTTTGCAGTGGGTTAGGTCTATTAATTAGGTCAATTAATGGGTGATTTTCTAGTGTTACATCGCCAGATTTAACCATGTAATTAACTGCTGATGCGCCTTTTGCAATCTCATTAACACACCTATAAACAATAGCATTTTTAAGGTATCCATCATTTGCTAGGTCTTTATAATCATAGCTTTTGCTTTCACCTGTGCCGACACCGAAGTATCCGACCATCGGGCTTGCGCTGGCTTTTTTGCTTTGTCTGCGCTTATCAATTCTACGTCTTAGTCCATCAAATATAGCCATTAGCTTATTCTCCAGTTTACGCTACCTTGAGATTTACTTATTTCAGATAACCCCCAAACTAACGCATCTAACCTATCTGGACTAGGTTTGCTTTGTCCAGTATAAGTGCACATTTGATTCTCAAGCTCTGAGAATATCTTTATGTGACGGACTCGCCCTTGCTCGTATAGGGCTGACACTGGCTCTGCTCTTGCAATCTTGCCACGACTAGCCCTTACTGACCTGTATGGTATTTGACTGTCTATATTGCGTAACAATCGCTCCACTAGATCACCACCGTTATTTACTTCTGCAACTATTCTATCAGCCTTATATTCTTCAAAAGCTGAGATCGCTTTGTTGCCCCAAGCGTCTGGACTGTAACGCCCAGATAAATCATCTATAACATAATACTGATTATTATTGTCTTTGCCTACAACTACTATGCCTGTCTCGTCAGAATTTTCATGCGATGTTACCGCTGGGTCTATCGCAACAATGACGCTAGTAAAGTCTGGTAACTGCTTTGACGACATTCTGCAACCATCTATCATTGCTTGATCCCATAACGCACCCTCAACATCTTCTAGTATCTCAGCATATAATTCCTGTCTGCCAAGCCTAGTACCGCCGTATTTTTCCCGCATCTGATCTAATGCAGACTTAGCTAGATTTTCTTCATTCTCAAAAGTATTGCCTGTAGTGACTATCGTATTGTCTCGGCGCATCAAGTCTTTGATTAATGGGGTTGGTCTTGGTGTTGTAGTGATTACACACTGCGGGTTTTTACCTAGCCTTAGTCCAAACATAAGCTGATCAAACGCATCTGGATACTGCCAAGCCGCTAACTCATCACACCACGCCCTATGAAACTGCACACCACGTAACCTATCTGGCTCTGTCGCACTAAAGCCAGTTATCTTTGATCCGTTATGAAGTTTAATTTCAGAGTTACTAGTGTTATACCCAACGCCCCGACCAGTTTTTAAACACTCTATTGGGAGACAAGAAAGTATCCCAGAGACACCGCCAAAGGCTACACGCCGTATATCACCGAAAGTTGGTGTGACTACCGCGACCTGTACCTCTGGGTTGCGTAGTGCGTATAAGATTGCGTCCATTGCACCTGTTCGCGTCTTACCCCAGCCCCTACCCGCCAAGATTAACCAGATCTGATGATCTTCGCTTGGTGATAATTGTTTTGGTCGCGCGTCTTTAAGCCACTCAGTGTATAGGCTTATCGTTGCCTTCTCTGCGTTGCTCTGCAACCGTGTCCAGCAATTCCATAGCATCTCTGAAGGCTGTACTGTCTGTGATTTTTGCATTGAGATTCATATTCTCCGTAGATTCACCTAAAGCCAGCTTCGCAACCTTCTGTATCTTATAGGTTGCCTCTGCTAATGTATTTAACATATTCGGAGTCACTTTATCTTCAGAATCAGCCACCTTGATTGAGCTACTTACGTGTCCTAGTATTTGCTCTGCGATAACCAACGATCTGGAATCAAACTTTTTTGACTGCTCCACAAGTTCTTTTGTACGCACCACATCTAGTTCTGCAAGGTATTCTGCTTGGAATTTATCTTGCTGTGCCTTCCAACCTTCCGTCTGTGCATGTCTATAGAGAGTGCTTTCGCCTAGATTATGTTTATTGGCTAAGTCCCTAATAGTGTACAAAACCCTTTTACCGTCAGCATTTTCAGAGCCGTGGACAAACTCATTTCTAATTAATTCTTTTAAGGTGGGATCTAAATTCTTAGTTTTATTACTCATAATCTCCACATTTTTATCTAAAATAATTTTTATTACAACCTACTTATTATTCCAACTGTTAAAATCAACTACATCATTACGCTTATCTTCAACAAATTGTCTGTCTCTGTAATCGTATAAAAACTTTACTTCACCTATCTTGCCGTACAGCCCTTGCTCTCTTATCTTTCTTGTAATAACTCTTATCGTATTATCATCAAAGTTTCTGTGTACTGTCAGTATTGCATCACTCTGATTAGACCAATGACTTGCGCCAGAGATGTCGTAGGCTGTAGGTGGGCTGTAACTACCGTTGTTTTCTTTTGGTAACTTTGTTGGGTGGGCTACTATCCATACCACCACATCATGTACTCTAGCAAACCGTTTGCACTTGCTTATAAAATCTCGGATATGCTCATCTTCTCGCGCATTACCACTGCGTTTAGCGGATACCTCGTTATATGGGTCAATGATTAGCGCATCACAACCATGCTTAAGTACACTGCCTTTAGCTATATCTAGTATATGGTCAATGTCTGGTACGGTATCTCTGGTTTCTATGAAGTAAAAATGCTCGTTAATCCAATCTAAACCCTGTTGCAATTCTTGTTCTGTCATGCGGTTTACGAAGCCTTCATCAAATGTTTTACGTAATCTTAGCTGTGCCAATCGCCGTAAGTGCATAGATGTAGAGTGTTCTGGGCTGTATAGGCAATAACGCCAGTTATGGTTTTCTGCAATTTTTACAAGCATTTGGTCAAGAAAACTAGACTTGCCGTGATTTGGTATGCCTGTAACTACATGAAATGTACCTTTGAGTACCTTGTATATCTCATCTAGTCCGTCATAGCCGACCTCTATAGGCTTGGTATAATTACCATTATATAAATCTAAGACCGATCCGTAGTATTGATTAGCGGTATACAGTCCGTCTACTGGGTAAGGTTGCGCGTTATCTATTGTATTGATGACATCTATTGCGCCGCACTTGAGCATGATGTCGTTTGCGTCTTTGCAATCTGCGGGATAATCTACATACCAGCATCTATCCTTGCCAAACCTATGGAGCAACTCTGCGTGTAGGCTTTTTCCAGCTTCATCATTATCTAGGAATAGCACAATCTTATTGGCTTTAAGTGGACAGTTTTCTAGTGCAGTAAATCTAGCGTCTTTCTCGTTAAACTTAGCTTCTTGTGGTGCGCCATCTGGTAACGTAACTACATTCTTGTAACCACACTCTATAACAGTCAGCGCATCTATTTCGCCTTCAACAAAAATAACTACGTCTTTGTCGTGGGCATTTACATAGTTATATAGGGTTCTTTGCGCGTTTGGGCTTTGCTTAAACTTTTTGGACTTAGTGCGGTACTTTATATTAACTACTTGGTTATTTTCATCATAATAAGGTAGCGCGATCCATGCGCCATCGGCATAAATGCCTTGAGCCTCTACGGTTTCTTTGCTAATACCACGCTCAGAAAAGTAACTATAGAGTGTGTCTGGAGTGTATTTTTCTTCTGGTAGCGTGGGTCTTATATAAGTTTTCTTTGGTGGTGTTACAAAGTTACTACTTGTAGCGGTAGTCCCTTTGTATCCACAGTGATGGCAATTCCATACTGCATTATCGCCCTCAATAGTAACGCTTAATGGATTGTCGCTTGCCTTGTGTGGTGGCTGACACTCTGGGCATTTTGTTTTCTC